AAACGAACGGGAAAGTTAGCGCGCAACATCGTTGTTGTCACCATGCGCGATCGCGGCGGTGGCATTATGTCTGGCGTCCATGTTCGAGGAACAAACCCATCGACGGGCAACAGTGACAACAAAATGAAGGCCAGTAATAGAAATAATGCGTTTTACTGGCGTTTTGTTGAGCTTGGCACCTCAAAGCTGCCTCCTGCTCCATTTCTTCGTCCTGCCTTTGATGCCAAGCAGGAAGAAGCAACATCGGCAGCCTTTGATAAAGCGAATGAAGCGATCGATAAGGTGTTAGCGAAATGACTGAGGCAGATATCAAACCCTATCTTAAGCCGTTGGCGGGTGGGCAGGTTTATCCTTATGTCGTAAAACTCAATGCCCAAGGTGAACCAGCTGTATCGCCGCCGTGGATCATCTTCTCTCTGGTTTCAGAAGTTGATGGCGATGTTCTATGCGGTCAGGCTGAAACAGCTATCACTGTGCAAATAGATGCATACGCCAGCACCATTGATGATGCCAGCGCCCTTAGGCAACAGGTGCAATTAGCGCTAGAACCGCTAAAACCCGTGAATGTAAACCGTACGAGTGGTTACGAATCTGATACATCGCTCTATCGGGCAACGCTTGAAGTCCAAATATGGGAATAGCCCACAACAGCCACCGGAAGGTGGTTTTTTTATGTCTGGAGAAAACTCATGAGCAGTAAATATGAAAAAACGCAGGGTACAAAACTGTCGATTACTGACGGCCCTGCAACGGAAGTCGATCCCATTGGGGCGACGTGGCTTGAAGGGCAATGTGCTACGCGTGAAATCAGCTATACCGGCGGGCAAAAGTCAGATATCGATGTTACCACGCTGTGTTCTACCGAGCAGGAAATGACCAATGGACTCGCCGCGCCGGGTGAATTAAGCCTGACCCGTAACTGGGCAGCGGATGATCCGGTTTTGGATGAGCTGGAAACCGCTTATGAAAATGATGAGCTGCGCGCTTTTAAGGTCACTTTCCCGTCAGGTAACGGCTACGCCTTCCTTGCTGAAGTGCGCCAAAACTCATGGTCTGTGGCAACGGCAGGCGTGGTGAGTGCTTCTTATACGCTTCGCTTGAAGGGCAAACCACAGCGTATTCACGCAACAAGCTAAGCGGCTCAGGCCGCTTTTTTAACGTTTAATTTTGAAAGTGAGTTCAATAATGAAAAATGCATTACGTGCACTAGCCCTTGCTCCCATGTCTGGCTTTCGAACCTCAGTCGTCTCCGTTCCTGAATGGGAAAATGTGTCGGTAAAATTACGTGAGCCATCGGGAAAGGCGTGGCTGGAATGGCGTCAGATTATCAATCCAGAGCAGAATGAAGACGAAGACTCACAGCCGCTGAGCGCCGCTCAGGTTGCTCATCGCAATATGCAGGCCGACGTTGTGCTATTTATTGATGTGCTACTCGATGACAACGATCAGCCCGTATTCACCGCTGAAGATAAATCTCAGGTCGAGGCCATTTATGGTCCCGTTCACGCCCGACTTCTGAAACAAGCGCTAGACCTTAGCACCTCATCGGCAACCGCTGAAAAAAAGTCAGAGACCCCGGCACTTTCTTCCTGATGACGCTTGCGCTTCGTCTGGGCAGAACGGTTCACGAATTAACGCAAACCATCACAGCTAGCGAGTTGAAAATGTGGATCGAGTTCGACAGATTAAGCCCAATTGGTGACAAGCGCGGTGATATACAGGCTGCGCTAGTCGCCTCATCGGTTTATCGCTCACAGGGTGGCAAAGCTACGCTGGATGATATGTTACTTCGCTGGGGGCCACAGCCAGAAGAGGATGACGGTGGATCTGGACTCGAAGATTTTCTGGAGAAACTGGCTGGGTAAAAATAGGGTGGCAGTTAATAATTGATTTGATGGAATCCACTGCTAATATATTGCTCATTATAAATCTAGAGGGTATATAGCGTGGAATTTATTCTCATAGCAATTGTTATTGGCCTGATCCCAGCGTTAATAGCTCAAAGTAAAGGGCGTTCATTTTTTGGTTGGTGGATTTATGGTGCACTTCTATTTATCGTCGCCTTGGTGCACTCAATAATTATCAAGAAAGATATAAAGCATGAAGAATCCGTCGAAATGGCTAAGGGTGACGTAAAGAAATGCCCTTATTGCGCTGAACTGATTAAAGTCGAAGCCGTAAAATGCAAACACTGTGGTTCTGATTTGATCGAAAAAGATGATAAACCAACAAAAACGGATGAGGAATATTTAGCTGAGGCAAGAGAGAGAGCTGGAATTTCCTAATCTTGAAATGAAAATACGACCCGCTTCGGCGGGTTTTTTTATGGGTGAATTATGGCAACTCTCCGTGAATTAATTATTAAGGTATCGGCGAATTCAAGTTCATTTCAAACTGAAATAGCCCGCGCCTCCCGTATGGGGTCCGAATATTACAAGACAATGGATCAAGGGGGGAAAAAGGCAGCCGCTGCAACCAGACAAACGCAGAGAGCGCTAAATGATCTCAATGCTGAATTAGCATCAATTAAATCCTCTGCCATGGGATTAGCCGGTGCGTTTGCGGGGGCGTTTGCAACGAGTGAGCTCATCCATTATGCCGATACATGGAATCAATTGAATGGTCGCCTCCGACTAGCTTCAACCTCAACAGAAGATTACTCCACTGCTCAGCGCGCACTTATGGATATAAGCCAGCGCACGGGCACGTCGTTGGAAGCTAACTCTGGTTTATATAGTCGCATTGCATCATCACTGCGCGATGCCGGTTATGCATCAAAAGACGTGGCCGCCGTTACCGAGACAGTGGCAACTTCACTTAAACTTTCAGGGGCAAGCACAGAAGAGGCCAGTTCTGTTATTACCCAGCTCAGCCAAGCATTGGGCTCAGGTGTTTTGCGTGGTGAAGAATTTAACTCCATCATGGAAAATGGTGGGAGGTTAGCGAAATTATTAGCCGATGGCCTAGGTACCACTGTCGGCGGCCTGCGAAATATGGCTCAGAATGGTGAGCTGACTACTGACAAAATTGTTCCATTACTAACGAATGTCGAACAACTCCGTAAGGAGTTTGAAACTCTACCCGCCTCAATAAGTGGTTCTGCACAGAAAGTCCAAAATTCTTTTATGGCTTGGGTCGGTGGGGCTAACGATGCTGTTGGGGCATCATCTGCCTTATCGGGAGTTCTAGATAGCCTCGCGGGTAATATTGATACTGTTGCTAATGTAACGGGAGTGCTGGTCGGCCTCGGTGTTGCACGGTATTTCGGCAATATGTTCACCAGTGTAACTGCTGCAACCAAATCAGTGATATCTAATGCTGCAGCAGAGATTGCGTTAGCTCAAGCACAGGTGAGAGCCGCTCAGACTAACGTTGCGGCTGCGCGTGAAACTGTATACCGCGCACAACAAGCAAAGTCAGCTGCTGTATCAATAGAGGCTCAAATATCAGCAGAGCGCAGATTAGCAAGTGCCCAATTATCGCTAAATAATGCAATAAGCGGGCGATCGGCTGCGGTTGGGCGTTTAACAGAAACATCCTCTGCAATGTCAAAACTTGGTGGTGGCGTGTTAAGTCTTCTTGGCGGGTGGCCTGGTGTAATATTGGCTGCCGGAACTGCCATGTATGGGCTTTATCAGCACACGGAACAGGTCCACAAAGAGGCGGTTGGTTTCGCTAGTAATCTGGATGAGATTAACAGCAAGCTAAAAGAAATGTCAGTTGCGGGGCTAAAATCTACCGCTGTAGATGCGCGCACTTCTCTTGCTGCACAAAAAGAGGATCTCGCCAGCCTTGATGAAAAAATCAAGCAAACGCGCGATAGCCTGAAAGCCATGCAAGACATGGAAAAGCAGTACGATGAAAGTCCTATGTTGGCACGCATCAATAATTTGATGTCGGTAGAGGAGCTTACAGCCAAGCAACGGTCAGCTACCGACCAGCTGAATAAGCTTGAGTATGAACGCGAGCAAGTGGCGGCAAAGGTTTGGGGAACCCAGAAGCTAGTAAATGATGCCAGTGATCTAGCCGCAAAAAAAGCGGTAGAGCAGGCTGGGGCAATCTCAACGCTAAAGGGCGCCTATGATTTACTTAATCGCTCCATGGGCGTCAATGCCAGTCTCAAAACTCCCCAGTATGCTGGACCAGTTGTTTCAACTGCATCAGCAACCCCTCAGCAGTCCACCGCGGTAGAACGTGCTCGCAGAGATAATGAGCTTGCTAGTTTATCTGGTCTGGAAAAACTTCATCGCCAGCATCAGTACGAGGCTGATGATTTAAAGCTGACTGGCGCACTCTATACGCAGTATATCTATAACAAGGATCAGGCCGCTCAAAAAGATGAAGCAGCAGCATTGGCCAAAAAAGATAGCACAGCTGCTACAAACGCACAGAACAAGGCGGAAAACTCTGCTGCAAAAACAGCTGAACAATATAGCCGTAAGATTGCTGATCTGAGTATCGCAACTGAAGTACAGCGAGTACGTGCTACGCAAGGCGAGAAAGCCGCTGATCTGTTTGCTGCGTCTCATGAAAATGGCGCAAAGTGGACCGATGAGCAGCGTAAATCCCTCAAAGCTTCATCAGCAGAACTTGCACGTTGGACGCAGCGAGCCGATGAAGCCGTGCGTAAGCAGCATGAAATGAGCGATGCACTAAAAGACCTTCGTGATGCAACCCGAAAATATCAGGATGATGCGAGCCAAATCTCTGAAACGAGAGGGATGGGAGATCGTGGTCGAGAGCAATATAACGAGCGCCAACAGGTAGAGCGTGTCTTCGATAAAACGGATAAGGGATCTGAGGCGATTGCTGCAAGGCAGGCGGCATTGGATGCTTTAGACAAAAAATATCAGGAATCCGCGGCCGCTGAGGCTGACTGGTTAGCAGGATCACAAAAAGGGTTATCTAACTGGATGGATACCGCTTCCAACTATGCCGATCAGACCGCAAGCCTCGTCAGTAATACGATGAGTGGTTTTGTTGATACGCTGTCAGGTGCTTTAAGTGGCAATAAAACCAGTTGGGAAGACTGGTCAAAATCCGTTCTACAGTCGATGCAAAAAGTCATTCTCAATGCAATGCTCGTCAACAGCATTAAAGGGCTGGGCGGCGCAGGATTTATGAGCATGTTTAGCGGTGGCGCGTCTGGTGCATCCGGTGATGCTGGTGGTTTGTTTAGCAGTGGGGCTTTCGACAATCTCACCCTTAATGCCAAAGGTGGAGCCTATGCCTCTGAGGGATTGAGCGCACATAGCAACACCATTGTTAACACCCCAACCTATTTTGCCTTTGCTAAAGGCGCTGGGCTCATGGGAGAGGCGGGGCCAGAGGCAATCATGCCATTAACGCGCTCAGCGGATGGTTCTCTGGGTGTGAGAATGGTCGGTGGGGAATCTGCCTCTGGCGTTGGTGGCGATACCATCATTCATCAGCATTTCACTATTTCGGGTAATGGTGATGCCGCCTTGCGCCAAGCCATGCAAGAGGCAGCGCATAAAGGTGCGACCGACGGCGCTAAAAAGGCCCGTCAGGAAATGTTGCAAGATTTTCAAACTAGAGGCCAAGGCCGCCGCCTGCTAGGGGTTTAATAGAGGAGAATACCATGGCAGACATATTTGAATGGCCTGCTGATATCTGCCCCACATCGCTGACATGGCGCCCTGAAAGTAACACAAAAACATTTCGCTCCCCCTTCAATGGAAGCTCTCAAACGGTTCGTTTCCCGGGTACGCGCTGGGTTTGCTCATTGACGTTGAACAATCTTACGGATGAACGTTCCCGTCGTATCGATGCTTTGGTCGCGGCGCTCGATGGCGAATATGGCAGGGTGAAAATACGTGATTGGGGGCGGGCTGGCAGGCCGCCACTGGGTAAACCGTTAGTGTCCGATGCTGATCAGTCAGGTACGCAACTTCATAGTAAGGGATGGACGCCAAACAAAACCGTTCTGCTTATCGGTGACTATATTACCGTCAATGGTGAGTTAAAGATGGTGACAGCCGATATCAAGAGTGCAGCAGACGGCACGGCCATTATCCAGATTGCGCCGATGTTACGCAGTGCGCCGGTGCTAAATTCCCCGATTGAGGTTGAAAAGCCCTATGGAGTTTTCAAACTTAAAGATAATCAGCAAGGGGCTGGCAGCCGTGTACCCGGTGTTTTTACCAGCTACACCCTAGAGTTTGAGGAGGCGTTCTAATGATGTATTCCCCGTTTTCTGCATCGATGGTTGATTGGCTATCTAAGGATCGGGTTACCGCGGTTGTTGCTGCGAATGTTCAATTCGAATCAGGTACAGCGTATGTCCATTCAGGCACGGGGGCGCTCATTCTTGGCGGCGCGGTGTATTACGGCATGGGCAGTATGGGCGCGATAGACGATGTCGGTGAAACCAATACAACCAGCCCAAGCCAATTAAAAATGACGCTTTCAGGTCTGGATATGACGATGTTTGCTAAGACATTGAATGAACGCTGCGTCGGTCGCCCTGCGGAAATTTATCTGGTGGTGATTGATGATCAGGGTGCGCCTCAAGTGGCAGACCTGATTTTCAAAGGAAAGATATCAAGCACGGGGGCGACGGCTGGGGAGACAAATGCGCTGCAATATACGGTAAGTAATATCTTCGAGGATTGGCAACGGCCATTTCCCGATCGCTACACCGATGAATCTCAACAGAGTGCGGCGCCGGGCGATCGCATTTTTCGCTATGTGGCGCAGATGTCTGAACGTTCAATTTTCTGGGGCAGCAAAAAAGATGCGCCGGGCTTCACTTATTCGTGAGGGAGTATGAAGCATAAAGACTGGCATAACCGATTAACGACAGTGCTCAAGGCCGCTACCCAGCGGTCTTTTTTATGGGGCGAGCATGACTGTTGCCTATTTGCCGCGGAGTGTGCCGAAGCGATGTGTGGTGAGGATTTTGCCAAGGATTGGCGAGGGACATATCGCGACGAGCGTGGCGCTAAAAAGGCGCTACTCCGTGGTGGTGGTTCTCTTGAGAAAGTGCTGGCGCGTTACCTTGATGAGGTCCCCGTGAAGCTGGCGCAGCGGGGTGATATTGCCATTGTGGAAAATGTAGGTTCACGCTGTGCTGGGGTTATTTATGCTGGCGCAGTATGGGTGCCGGGTGAGTCTGGCCTTGTTTGTCTTCGTGTAAAACCCATCAGCGCATGGAGGGTTCGCTAATGCCTGCCGCTATTCCTATCATTGCCGCCGTCGCCGCTGGCGTTGCCGCAGCAAATGAAGCCTATGCGATTGCAATGATTATCACAGTGGCCGCGCAGGTCGCCACTCAAGTATTAACGAAATCGCCCTCCATTGATTCATATCGCACACCGCAAGAGCGTAAGCAGGTGCTTCGTGCCGCCGCCAGCGCGAAAACGGTGGTTTACGGAAAATGTATATCAGCCGGCACGTTGTTTTTCTCTGAAGAGCAGGCCGGCGATCAGACGGACGGTGAATTATTACATCTTGCCATCACATTGGCAGGGCATCCCATCACAGGGATAGGCTCGGTATTTCTCGGTGACGACAATATTACGTCATATGGCGACAGCGCATCCTATGAAGCGCATATAGACCGACAAACCGCCGATCCATATATGCTGAAAAACTGCCCGTCGTGGAAAGAGGACATGATAGGTAAAGGGATTTCATGGCTGCGCTTAACCCTTAAATTTGACGCTGAAAAATTTCCTTCCGGTATCCCGAACGTGACCGTTGAAAAGATGGGGCGAAAAGTTTACGACCCACGCACCGGCACCACGATTTATACCAGTAATGCCGCGCTATGCATTCTCGATTACTACCGCAGCTATTTAAAGGTTTCTGACAGCGATATTAACTGGGATCAGTTTCAAGAAGCGGCCAATATCTGCGATGAGTCGGTGAGCAATGCCGACGGCTCCAGCGAAAGCCGCTATACGCTCAATGGTGAGTTTGATCTGAGTGAGAACAAGGCCAGTATCCTTGAGTCCATGGTATCCGCCTGTTCGGGCGAGGTCACATATATTGCGGGTAAACATGGCCTCATTGTCGGTGCGTACTATGGTCCTGCTACAGAAGTAATCACCGAAAGCCAGTTGGCGGGTGATATTGAAATCATGCCTGAGGTATCACAGTCAGAGAAAGTGAATACCATCAAGGGGACGTTTATCGATCCCCTGCAAAAGTACACTGAAGTTGATTTTCCGACAGTCTCGGTTACGGAGTGGATAGCCGAAGATGGTGTAGAAATATCTCAGGATCTAAAGCTACGTTTCGTCACATCTGAATATCAGGCGCAACGCTTGGCTGATATCAAGCTCAAACGCACGCGCATCTCAAGAACGATGAATATTTCGCTCAATCTCAGCGGCTACCGTTATCGCCCTGGTATGTACGTGAAGGTTAATTTCCCGTCCCTCGGCATTATTGATACGGAAATGCGCGTAACGGATTGGAAATTTGGACTACAGACAGGCGTACAGCTGACACTGAAGCAGGAAACGTCAGAGGTATGGGGGGACGCAATAGGCAAACCAATTGAGCGACCTCCGTTTACCGATCTTCCTACTGGCGGCGTTGCGCAGCCGCAAAGCCTGAAATATACCGTAGAGGAAATAGGGCAAGTAGTTCAAGGTGTCTTGTCTTGGCAGAATATTGGTCAGTTTGTTTATAACAAGGTCATTATTCGCCGTGGTACTGAAATGGTGTTATCCGTACAGGTCCCGGGCAATTTCACGCGGTTAACCGGATTGCCACAAGATAGCTATACCGCGCATGTTATCGCCGTCAATCAGATGGGGGCAGAGTCGCCGGAGGCACTATTAGAGTTCAACATCAAAGCACCGCCAGCACCGTCGAAAGTTGATGTGACACAGGGGTTCTTCTCGGTCACGCTGATCCCGAGACTTGCTACGTTGGTAAATGTCTCGACGCAGTTTGATTTTTGGACGTCAGGTGAAACACGACTCCCTAACGCCAATACGTCCACCGTTGAAGCGAATGCAACTCGCGCTGGCATGGGTACGACGTGGTCAAGCCATGAGCTGAAAGCTGAGCATACCTATTACTGGTATATCAGGACGATAAACGCCTTTGGCTCATCCGCATTCATTGAAGTTGCGGCCTTGTGCTCAATGGACTCAGGTGATCTTAACGATTTAATCGATGAGGCTGTGCGCGGTTCTGATGCGTTCCAGAATGTGCAAAATGGGGTTGATACCAATCTGGACGGCATTCTGCAGGACGCGCTTGCAAATCACGGCACTGTTTCACGTCAATTTGAACAGTATGGCGCAGTACGGGCTGAAATATTAACCATCACGACAACTATCGCCAGCGTGGATCAAGCACTTTCGCAATTGACCACGAGCGTTAAGTCTCAGTTTGATGGTGTAAACGCACAAATTATTCAGCAGCAAACGGCCATCGCGGATAACAAAAAGGCGATTTCTAGTCTCGATAGTTACGTGCAAGCGCAGATAGGGCCTGACGGCAGTTTAACATCCTCCGTAAACCAAAAAATGAACGCTGAAGTTAAGAGTGATGGTACAGCGAAAGCGTCATACACCCTGAATATGGGCATAGTACGGAACGGGGTGAAATATAACACCGGTTTTGGCATGAGTATTGAACCTTCTGGCGGTACATACAAATCCACGGTGGTATTTGCCGCCGATCAGTTCGGGATTTATTCAGGGAGCGATCCGGGTAATTATCAGGCGGCCTTCTTTGTTGTTAATGGGCAGGTCTTTATTAAGGATGCACTCATCCAAGCCGCCTCAATCACCTCAGCAAAAATAGCCAAGGCTGCTATTGGGTCAGCCAATATTACCGACTATCTCCAGTCAGATGACTATGTCGCGAAGAACGCAGGGATACGCATTGGCTTTAGAACAGGATCTATTGAAATCAATAGCACAACACCAGGACAAGGCGGGGTCATTATCGATTCTACGGGGATAGCGACATTCGACGAGAATAATATTCGCCGAACGAAACAGGGGAAAATTCGATGAGCAATTATGGAATATCAATTCTCCCATCGATAACCAACAAGGAAATGGATATTACTGCCGGAAGCCGCTCAATGCGGTTTCTTGGCATTTATGGGACGGCACAAACCAGTGATCAACAGCAGGGCTATCGCGCCTACATTGATATCAAGGGGCGCACGGCCGGTTCGCAGGTATATATCGTACCTATCAAGATAGGCGCGCCTTATCAGGATTCAGTCTCTACGATTGTTGGCCTTGATTATGTCAAAAGCTACTGGCTTGAAGGCGATCGACTGTGGCTTCAATACACGGGCGTTAATGATTTAAAAAGATGGAAATTTGCAGAAATCGCCGTTTTTGAAGTCACCGCCGCCAGCGCTTATTCAGGTGAGTATGGCATCGTCCTGCAAGATGCGACTAATTACCTAGAAATATCCGATGCAAACAGCGCGGGCTGTTGTGTCTGGGCGGGGCAGGTCACGATTTCAGGGAGTTGGTCGGCGCCAGCAGATATCCCGATGCGTGATAACTGCGTGATATTTGCGAATTGGAGTAATCCCAATGTGGCGCTGGGCTATAACAATTCGTCAAAAACCATCTCATGTTATGGCTTGAATGGCGCTTCAGCGAGTGTCACTGCGCGCATTGCTATTTTCTCATCGGGATTCTTTCCAACGCCGCCCGAGTATGGTTTTGCCATTTGGAACGCTCAAGGACAATGCACTTTCTCATCTGATTATCCACCCCTGCTTATTGCGGGTACGGTCAGTTTAGCGAGTCGCCAAAATGTATGGGTGAGCACGCCAGTATCACGGCCATTGGTGCCCGTATCGAGCGCGGGTGTAGTGAAGGGGGCCAGTGTTGGTAATGGGTATAGCTCAACGTTTTACTGTGGAATACGCATGAGTGGTAATCAAATATGCGGAGGGCCGACTTACAAAACAGGGATGAACACTGAAAGCTCTTACACCTTTCCCGATGGCATCTCCCCGATTGCTTACCCCATCTTAGATGCAGACAATTATTTTACATTTTAATTAAGAGGCCACTATGTCAGCCGGAACAATAACGCTAACGCATAACTCAGCGGCAGTAACTGGGGCGGGAACGGCATTCACCACGGACTTAAAAGCGGGGGATATTATTGCCTCCGTTGTCGGCGGCGTTACCTATACGTTACCTGTGAAAACAGTCAATAGCGCGGCAAGCGTAACACTGATTAAAAATTATGATGGTCCGACGCAGGCTGGCGCAGCATGGTATGCCATTCCGCGTGATGCCATGAATGCTATTACCGCGCAGCTTGCAGCAGATACAGCGCAGGCACTGCGCGGCCTAAATTATGATAAACAGAATTGGCAGCAGGTCTTTAGTGGTACAGGGACTATCACCGTTAGGCTTCCCGATGGGAGCTCATATACGGGGCCAGCATGGAATTCGTTTATAGTTGAACTTGGTAAAAAAGCCAATGCAGGTGATAACAGCGATATTACAAGCATCTCCGGGCTAAAAACTGCACTCAGCATTGCGCAGGGAGGGACTGGCGAGAAAACTCCAGGTATGAAGTTGTTAGGTGGCCTAGGGCTGAAAAGTAATTCAAGGTTTCTAACGACGACTGGTTCATATATCCCCGGCGAGTTCGTTCCTCAAGCGGTTTATGACAGTCGCTCTATCGTCGGGTACGCAAATATACATAACTGGCCGTTGGGCATCAGCGCAGGTGTTCAGAGTGGGGCGAACGGCACCGATCAGTCGGGAGTCATTTCTCTATTAACAGTGAGAGGGTGGCCTGATGACTCGGGTATATCCGCATCATGTCAGTGGTTCATGGGAGCTACAAAAGCAGGTTATAGATATCCAGGATACAATTCGGTTGATGCGGCATGGTACTTGAGAACTGAGTATTTATGGTGCACTAGGACAACAACAGTTGATTCAAATGGGTTCATTAAAAAAGCATCGCCTGTTATTAAAATCTTCAGTGATGGGAAGTTTGAAACAAATAATGAATCAGAAGGTGCGCAGGTGACCCGCGAGGGTGTTGGTGTTTATCGCATAAGTAATATTCTCGGCCCACACTCAGATAAAGCATGGGGCGGTATTGATGGAGGTTTTGAAATCCCCAAAGATCGCAATGGTCAGCGTTTGCTTTGGCTTGATTATGAAGTCGATGCTGATGGTTCTATCTTGGTAAAAACTTATCACCGAACTTACCCAGAAGCTCCAGCATTTGCCAGAAATATCAAAGACGGATATGAAGAAAGCGATCCAATTGATATACCGTCTGACCAGTTCCTTTCCGTTCGTGTAGAAATGCCACAGGACTCGATCTGGAATCTGGCACAAAAAGCAGCGCAAGAAGAAATGGCACGAGAAGAAATTGCAGAAGAGTAATTAGGTTTGCGCCGGAGCGTATGCAAGA